CTGTGCCAACATATTTGTAATCTGTGCCTACAGTGTTAAAACCTTTTTGTAAAGTTCCTAAAGGATTAGAAACAGTGACTAATTCTTGTATTCTTGCTGAGGCAATTGGAGTAAATGTTGCATTGGCATGTACACCAACAAGATTACCGCCCACAAACATTTTGACCACAGTTTGTGTGATATTTTGTGTATCAACAATACTGTTGACTTGAAATCCTGATGTGCCTTGTGCAGTTGAATAAGCAGGACCTACCAACTGTAATCTCACACCGTCAAAGAAATACAATTGACTCTTTGTGCTGTCAATCCATAGATCACCTGCCACCATGTTGGGCTGTTGCTCAGCAACAGTGGTTCCACCTGATGAAGTAAATGCTGTTCCGTTATATACTTTTAATCTATTTTCTGAAGTGTCGTACCAAAGTTGTCCTCTTATAGGATTGATTGGAGCAGATGTGTTGGCAAAATTTTCCAGTAATTGAATAAAGTTTTCATTTAATACTTCACCAAACCCAGAGTAATTTCTACCAATCAGTGTTAAATCACTAGATGAAGTATCCAGTTGACCATCTACAAGATCAACTAATAAACTGCCATCTGTTTTGTTTAACTTATAACTCATTACGCTCCTCCAGTGTAAATTATGTAATTCAATGTTAAGTATGGATTCATCACATCCATTGCTTGTCCAATTGTGCCGTCGATGCCACCTGAATTAGGCAGTTGTTGTGCGCCGTTGGCATTGGCTAAATCTGGTCCTGATGTTGTGGTAACTTCTGGATCTGTAGAAGCACCTGCTATATTTCTTGAGGCAAAGAATTGATCACCGTTATTGGCTCTCAATGAGTGTTCGTGTTCTGGTAAATTTTCTTTTGTAATTGTTTTCTTCTCATTGCCAGCACCTAATCCTAGTGCATCTGCTGTAGGAGATGTTACTCTGTCTGCTGATCCTTGTCCTAAACCTGGATTGCTCATATTGTCCTTACCAAGTGCAAATCTTCCTCTTAAATCAGGCAGTTTGAATACTGATGAATTTGATGGTGTTCCGTACTGTGTTCCGATAACTTGAAACAAAGTGTTATAAACAGATCTTTGTATTTCTGCTCCATCACAGAATAACCAATCTGATGGTGCAGTTGCGCCAGCATATGCCATGATTGATCCTACTGGAGGAGTTGGAATACTGTTTGTAATGGCACCCACTGTGGTTTTGAAAATTCCTGTGGTGCCTGCTGTTCTATTGATTATGATTTCATCACTCACATTGCTTGTGGTTGTCAATGTTTGATTACTGATAAAAGTGTTACTGATGGAAGTATTAAATGTTCTTGGAGTACCTTCATTACCTATGAATGAAAAATCCGTAGCAGTAACATCACCAGTCATTCTGAATGTACTTGCTTGAGCCAGTTGGTTAGCAGTGGTGGCTGTTGAGGCATTTCCTGTGATACTACTGGTTACAACACTTCCTGCTTGTATTTGATTTGCGTAAACTGTGTTGTATCTTTTAGACGTACTTCCTATATTATAAGTTAAATTATCTGTTGGAATAATGTTGTGTGCTGTGATGTCTCCACCAAATGTTCCTGCTCCGCCTACATTGGCACTCAAAGCAACACCTAATCCACCTTTGGATACAATTGCACCTGAACCAATATTAATACTTGGCGATGTACTGTTGGAAACGATTGTGCCAGATGACAGTATGTTGCCTGTTACATCTAATGCTTCTGTAGGATTTGTTTTATTGATTCCAACTTGTCTTTGTGAACTGATTCTCATCACCGTAGATACAGAACCTTGGTTGTTCAATCTAAAATCTATTTCTTCATCCAGTGTGCCTAATTGTATCACACCTGCTTGGTTTTCAACAAACATCTTAAACGTGCCAGCGGCACCAACTTCTAAACCGTCATCTGTTTTAATTTTGATAGGGAAATCTGTCAATGAAGTTGTATCACTTCTTAAAAAATTACCTGCGGCTACTGTTGTATTTCCTACAACCAAGGCTTCTGCTTTTTCTGATATACCGTAAACTTTATTGATACTATCACCAAAGTTGGTTGAACTGATGTTCATTCCTGGATTTAATTGTGAAAAACCAGGAATAGTAATTTTAGGAGTGAATGAATCTTTAGCAATGATAGCCACCACTTTAGCATCAACTTCTAATTGTATGATACTGTACGTTAAATCATCTGTGCCTGATACTGTGACCGGTGTTGCTCCTGTTGTTAAACCTTCGCTGTATTGTGGTCCAATCAAAACCCAACCAGATCCAGTAAACAGATAAAGTTGTTGAGCATTTGTGTCTACCCATAGATCTCCTGAAATACTTTCAGATGCACTTGGTTGATTGATTGCTTTTTTCAATCCACCTGATGCTACCCAATTGGCACCATCATAAACTTTAAGTTGATTTACGCCTGCTGTGGTGTCAAACCATAATTGACCTTCAATAGGTCTTAATGGTGCTGTGCTATTAGCAAAATTTTCTAATATGTGTAAAAAGTTTTCCGCTATTACTGTGCCATAAGAAGTTGTGTTCTTACCTGGAAAATTAACACTGGTTTCATTGTTTACTGTGTTGTCTTCAATGGTGATAGTACCTTTGTTTACAGCATCAGTAAAACTTATTGTGTATGCCATTTATTACCCTTCGTTAAAACCTGTCAAACTTTGAACTCTAACTGTGTAGTCAATCTGTATTAATCTGTTTAAACTTTTTTGTACAGGATGGAATATCACGTGGGTCAAAAGTTTGCCAGTGCCATCCGGTGAATAACTTACTAAACCTAATTCATCAAACACATACAAACTGTTTGTGGCACTTGCGGCATCCACAGCATCTTGTCCGTTTGGTTCACCGTAGTCTAACAAACAAGTTACCAGTACATCTGTGTAATTTGTTCCATTCACGTGTCTTGTTTCAATTTTATTTCTCTGTGGATCCAAGTTAGAAACGGATCTGTCATCCACAATTTTTGAATACGTTTGATTGTACAGCGTTGCATTTGTGCCTGTTGAGTTTGGTGTAAGGTATGTGATGATTCCTGTTGGATCTACACTGGTTCCACCATTACCAAATGCCATTGAATTGATAAATCCTTGCCCTTGATTGGCTATACTTTCTGCCAATGCCACACTCATATTTTCGTAATGAATTGCATTGCGTTTATTCACAAAAACCTTGTTGGATTCTGGATCGTGTATCTTTATGTGCCCTTGAATTAGTACACCGCTGTTTTCGTTAATTTTGCTCATTTTTGCTCCGTTCTACCATTGTATTTATTGCGGCACAGCCACTTCCTTTTGACGTATGAATCTTGCTATGTCATTCTCCGTCTGACTGAGTGGATCTGAGCCTGATTGCCATATTCTACCTTGTTTTCTTACCAGCACTATTTTAGCATTTTCGGCTGGTGTTTCAGTGAATGTTATTCTAGCAGTTGTACCATCAACACTGAACTCCGCAGGAACTGTCACATCTGCTTCTGGACTGTCTTGTCCTACTGTTGGATCGTACACGCTGATTGCATTTTTTCGCAATCTCTTACCACCCACAAACAATTCAAATTGATTCACATTTGAAGGTACAAATCCTATATTCAATACATTGTTTACCACGTCTGTGCCAATATAGGTTTCAGATATGAATTGATCTTGGTAAGGAACATTTTGGAATGCACTTTGATCAAACACTTCTGTATTGACATGATGTACTTCTGCTATTCCTGTACCAAATGTTCCTCTTCTTAATTGCTGTAAACTGTTGCCGTCTTTTTGATAGTATTCTATTCTTTCACCATCTATAAAAATTATGCCTGGTAATTGCGAAACCACACTAGGTTCTGTGATGCCTGTGGCATCGGTCAGCACAATTTCCTTGTCATACCAGTTCAAGTTTTGTGCCAAGAAGTATTGTCGGTCATTGCCTATACGTTTGAAATGTGTTCTGTTCATCACATCTTTAAACTGTCTATAAGCAAATTTGCCAATGAATGATGGTGCTGTGAAATGTATCACATCTATTTCATCATTTTGTGATAGTGTTCTATTAATTTTTAGATACATCTGGTCATTGGACACTGTGTAGTCTATGCTAGGTGCTAACCATTCGCCATTCACGCACACCCAAACATAATGAGCATCCACTGCCGGTCTGTTCAATTGAACAACTCCATTGGTCAGTTGATTGTATTGATAATAATCTTCTGTGTTCACTGTGATGGTTAATTTAGCAATCACATCATATTGTGTTCTGTCTATTTCTTGAATGTCGTGTTTGCTGAATTGATAAGCAGTGATTTGATTTCCTTGAGCAGGCGCAACACTTAAACTTAAAACTCCTGAGTCAGACACTGAGTATTCACCGTTCTCTATGTACACATCTAAAATATCTCCCACAACACCAATTCCTCCTGTCAGCGTAACACTGGAGTTGCCTGGATTCCAAGTGTATTCTGCGGCTGTCAATTCTCTGTTGTTTAGATATGCTCTGACATCTGTGGTATTGATTGTGCCTGGTAGTAACTGCCAATTTTTAAATTCATATTCTCTCAAGGCACTAACTGTGTGTTTCTTATGGAATCCACTTCTCAACACATTGTCGTTCACTTTTACAATCACATTGTTTGTGAAAGGTGTCTGTGTGAAAGGTGTTGGATTCAATTGATATTGTGTAGTACTACCATCACCTGTGTAAATGTTTTGTGTCACTTCGCTGAATGATTGTGATTCACTTGCGTACACCACAATATTGATCACACTGCTTTGTGCTGGTGCTGTGTTAAATCTAATTGCTACTCTTTCTGCCACAGCATAACTGGAATCTGTTTCAATTACTGAATATGTTTGAGTTTCTCCATTCACTTTTACAAATGTTTGAACATTGCCTTGTGTGTATTTTGCTCTTGTTACAAATTCGGTTGTGCTTCCGTCACCTGTAAATGTATCAACGTCCAATATAGATTCACCATTGTTGCCCATAGTGATAAAGTTTATTTTGTCTCCTGAACTAGGTGCTTGATTAAACACAATATTTTTGTTTTGATAGTCAACTGTGTATGTGTCATTGTTTTTCAGGATGTTATTCACACTTAAAAATATTGCTGTATTGCTTTGAGGATTATCCACAAATGCAAAAGTTGTGTTTGAACCATCACCCACATAATTGTAACTGTTAATTTTGCTTCCGGTGTTGGCTCCTCTATCATAAACTTGTATGTCCAGTGTGTCTAACACTTGTCCTGGCACAAATTCTTCTGGACCTTTGGCTGATATTTCTGTTACAAAACCATCACCATCTATGTTGATGTCTTCAGCATTTATACCTTGTGCTGTTGAGTAGGCAAGATCTCCACCTTTCACCAATGTGTCCACCGCACTTGGATCTGGCAAGAACGAACCATCACTGGTAGATTTTCTTACAATAATAACATCACCATCTTCTGTTTCAAGAGCACTTATATCTACAGTCTTGCTAGATCCGTCACCTTGAATTGAATTCATTTGTGCTAATTCGTTTGAAGGAGTGCCGGCATCAAAAGCAGGATCATCCACTCTAACACCATTTTGATACACGTGATATTCAACACCTGCTTCTAACGTTTTAGATAGATCCAGAGTTAATGTACTACCATCCAAATAGAAAACTTCATCTTCATAACTTTCATCATAATTGTCCCAATCACCCTGCATATAAGGTTCATTGCCCCAACCTGATGTATCTTCAAATCCTATACTTCTAACTTCTACTCCACCATAATCTATTCCGTCAATCACTTGAGCAAGTTCTTTGCCTGGCATTCCAGCAGTTGGTTGATAGAGATCAAATCTATCAGCAGTGTTCAACACATCTTCATTGATTTTGTATGTGATAGATATGGCAGACAAATTGGCTGGTGGTAAAACAAATTGAATGTATCCTGTTTGTCTAGCATAAGATTTTGTTGTGTCATTATCATTGCCATATGTAAAAGTACTCTTCAATTGTTTTGTTCCATCCACTAAAATTTCAATAGTATTTGTGCGTAGATCCATTGGCCATTTCAATTTAAATTTTAATTGACTGTTGTTACCTGTAAAAGTTTCTGTTCTTTGTAAATTTGTTATTAAGGTTGTGCCTGTGTTTCTATCGAACTTAATACCTATGTGTGATGTGCGTGGTAAACTTTCTCCCAACACAGCACTGGCTTTGGCTTGTACACCTGTTGTTGAACCACTCAATGTTACTGTTGGTGAAGAAATATATCCCGATCCACTATTGATTACATTGATTCTACTGACTGCGCCATTTTTTATGTAAGCACGAGCAGTTGCTCCTGATCCTCCACCGCCAGTGATTTCAACTGCTGGTGGATTTTTGTATTCAGTGCCTGGATCTGCCACATTAATAGCAGTTATCTTATAGCCAATGTTGTCTTTCCAATTCTTATCTGGATAAGAGTTAATATTATCAGCACCCAATAATTCATCGTTAAACACAGTGACCTTTGAAGGTTCAATGTTTCCGTTAATATATCTAGGAGGATAATCAAAATCTGTAATAACAGAATTTGTTGGTTCAGTTTTTTGATATGAACTTACGTATTCTCTAATTTTAGACTTGTAAGGTTTAACTTCTTGAACATAGTCTTCATAATTAGATAGATTGTCATTTTTAAAAGTAATTTTTTGTGTTAATTCACCAACATTGTGCTGTGCTTTTACAAAACTGGTTTTGAACACAAAGTCGTTCAGTTTGTTTTCAGAAAGAGCGTAGTGGATGCCAGCAAAATATAATTTGTTATATTCTACTGCTAACTCTTCTACAAATATTCTATCACGCACTGTTTCCAGTATAACTCTTGTTTCTTGAATAGGTTGTCTGTCGTACAATTGAATATCAAAACTGTTTGAATCAAATCCAACGTTTCCGCTGTACACATAAAGTTTATCTGAGAACTGAATTGTTCCGTTTTGTCTTCCTATTGTTTCATAATTAACAGTGTAATCAACATCAGGTTGTGAATCTATTTTTTTCAACAACAACCAACCGCCTGCGCCTATGTTGTTGATTTTTATTATTTGACCAACTGAATCACTAATGCCATTTATTTCATAACTTTGTGAAATCACATGATCTATTGCTGTGAATTGATTGTACCCTTCAGCATACCAATCTGCATAATCCCAATACAAGTTGACATTGTAGGCTTGTATTTTAGATTTTAACCAACCTTCTGTGATTGAATAACTGTAGATTGCCCATTTGCCATCAACAGTGCTGTCCGAAGAAACAAGAGCACTAAATTTTCTGATTTCAACTGTGGCAGTGTTTGAATAGTTTTTGCCTTGAGATAATATTCTAGCACTGCTGATAGATCCATTTGAATCTATAGACAATCCAATCACTCCGCCTTCTCCTGTGCTAGTTTTGATCTTGTATGTAGGAATAGTTCTGTAACCTTTTCCTGGATCTGTAACAACAGCGTTGATTAATTTGCCATTTTCAACTGTGATGTTTATGGAAGCAGGTTTTACTGAACCTACACCAACAAAATCTAAATCTTTTTCTGTATCCACAATCAAATCAAACAAACCAGTATTAATGCTAGGCGCTGGATCAGATTGAGTCAATGTGTCAATGTTAACTTCATCAACAATTAAGTTATTGATCAAAACCGAATTAATTCTTTCAACAGTTTGCTTCAGTGCCTCTTGTTTGTTTGCGAACCAACTCTGTCTTGGCGCTTGTAGTGTTCCATATTTTAATTTTTCACTTAAATTAGG